GAGGCTCACAAGCCCATACAAGCCATCTAAGCCATCTTTTGGGCTCTGCTGAGCCGTATCTATGCTCGCAGGTCATTGCTCGGGCTTAGCCAGCCGGGCTTTGGGCTTGCAAGCAAGCCAATAGGGTAGCAAAGCATAAAAGCAAGCTTGCTAAGCAAGCTTGTTCGAGGTTCCACTCGAACCCTTCGGGCTATTTTAAGCTTTGCGACCTAATACATAGCCACCAGCCACCCCCCCCGCCCCCCTCAAGGGGGGAGCCTACGGCGCTCCCTCTGGTCGCGCCTAGCAAGCACAGCTTGTTGTTATGTCTTATTATGCGATTATTGAGTTTTTTCTTGCGTGTGTGTGTATTAACCCCACAAGCAAATTTCCTAAAATATTATAAACCTAGGATTCCTGATAAAAGCATGGCACCAACACGAACATCACGAGCAAAGATAAAAGGACACCTAAGGCAGATGTGGGTTAGGTCTTACGAAAGAGCCGAAGCCATGAAGAGAGATGGCTATTGTTGTCAAGAATGCGGGATAAAACAATCAAAAAAGAAAGGACATGAAGTAAAAGTCCAAGTCCATCACAAAGAAGGAATTAAAGTTTGGGATGAGATTATTGATTTAATAGAAGAACACCTCTTATGCGACCCTGATAAATTAGAAACTCTATGTGAGGAATGTCATGAAGATAAAACTTGATGATTGGCAAAAGGAAATTTTAGAAGATGAAGAACACCATATCTTATTGGCAAAAGGGAGAAGAATCGGGGCGACACATTTATTCGCACAAAAGGCAGTTGAATGGTTGAAAACACACCATAACCCCCACCCAACAAGCCAGATAGTCTGTGCAAGTCTTACGATAGACCAAGCACAACTTTTAATTGCATTTGCGACAGCTTATGCACAAGAAACCTGTCCGGAACTTGTTGGGCGTGGTAAAGATAAACCAACACTAAACAAATTAGTCCTAAAAGTTAAGAAAAATCGTAGAATCCTATTAGCGAAGCCAGTGGGGGACACAGGGAGGAGTTCGAGGGGTTTTGAAGGACAAGTCTTAATGGTTGATGAGGCACCATTCCAACCCGACTTATTCTTTAATGCAGCAACACCAATTTTAGCAACTACAAATGGGAGGATTTGGATGTTTGGAACGTTTGACGGACAAGATGGATATTTTTGGAAGAATTATAAAAAAGCAATAATCGACAAAGACCCAAAGGCACGATTTAAAGTTTGGGAGATGGACACTGAAACAGTTTCTCAAAAAAGACCAATATGTGAAAGTTGGACGCAAGAACAACACGATGGATTAATTGAATTTCTAAAAGAGGAAAAAGAAGATAGGTCAGAAATGTCTTACGCGCAAGAATATCTCGCAATCGCCTCACTAGATAAAAGACAATTCTATAGCGATGAATGGATTGAGAAAGTTTGTCATGTTGATGAAAAAATAGAAATCACTAAAGAAGGGAAAAATTATGGAGGCTTCGACTTAGCGAGGATGGGGGGAGATTCATTCACCGCAGAAATACTCAAGAAAATCAACAAAAAGAACATAACTCAAATAGACCACTATACAAGGAGAATGTTATTAACAACCGACAACGAAAACCTAATCATAGAATATACAAGGAAGCACAAATGTAGGAAGTCAGGGATTGACGCAGGGTCTGGGACCTTAGGGGTTTCTGTTTATGACCATCTACAATTAATCAGTGACATGAAAAGGAAGATTGTAGCGATGAATAACCGACAAATCTCAATCGACCAAGAAGACGGGAAGCAAAGATTATTCAATGAAGATATGCATGACAACCTAAGAGCAATGGGAGAGAGGGGAGAACTACACCTTTTCAATCGGGATGACATCAAAGCATCTTTCAGAAGTGTTCGATGGGATAAAGTCCAAGACGCTCACGGATTATGGAAAGTTAAGATATCCGGCAAAAATACACACATAGTAGAGGGAATAATGAGAGCAGCGGAATTAGCCGCAAAAGACGAAAGTTTAAATATTATGGCTTTCTGTTAGAAACATGGCTGATGTAGGAATTTATATAAAAAACGCAGACATTCAAGCAAGAGCAGGAGTTAATGCAAACGAAACATCAAAGGCAGTAACCGCAACTGATGTTTATGTCTTAGATATTGAAGCAACAATAAATGCTATGACAATGTGGAACTGGTCGGACGAAGTAACCGCTGGACTTAATGAAGATGTCCAAGGAATCTTAACAGATGTCGGAGCTTCAATGTGTGCAGTAATTGTAATCACATCAGATATGTCAGGGTTCACCTCAAGAGATGAAGCAATAGCGATGGTAAACATTCTAAACAACACAATCAATAGAGGTCTCATGTCTCTAAAAGATACGGCAAGGAGGACGTTTATTAAAAATGCATGATTTTAACACTTTCCCAGAACTAACAAACTCCCAAATGCAATTTTATTATTTCGATTCACCTCATAGACAAATAACAGAGGGATTCATAGCGAGAGTCAAAAAGGTAACGGATGGAGATACAATAAGAGTAAGATGGAGTGAGAGAAATTTTGATTTCCCAATTCGTTTTTCTTTAATAAACGCGCCTGAGATGAACAACGGAGGAAGAGAAAGTAGGGAATGGTTAAGAAGTAAAATCGAAGGGAAAGAAGTCTATATTAAAATTAACCCAAGAAACAGGGTAGGAAAGTGGGGGCGAATCTTAGGAGAAGTTTTCCACGACGGAATAAATATGAATCAAGAAAGTCTTAGGGAAATGCAATCAGTCCCTTTCGGACAGGAGCTCCCATGGTAATCCCTGACACCTTCGGACTACGAGGAGAGAAACCAGTCGCAAGTTATGATTTCTTTGACTTGGCAACAAATCAAGCATCAAAAGTATTCTATGCATCAAGAAACAATAACAAAACGGTAGATATGTTAAGTCCTGTTGAAATCGGTAGTGATATAACCTTTACTTTAATTTCAGTTGCAGGAGCCCATGAAGAAGTTAATTATGATTATGAGTTTGGTTTACCGATGGTTATTGGAGGAGATTTTTTTATATCAGGAACGGTTCAAGTAAATAGGACAGCGGGGACAGTAACAGGACACACAGACTTTAGAATTCTAAAAGTAACACTGGCAAGCGCTGAAGAAGAACTTGTCGGGACTATCTCATTCACACCACAAAGTAATGGAGGAGTGGCAAGTGTTTGTGATTCATATACGATTGCAGGGTCAATCCCCAAAACACATTTTAAAGCAGGGGAAAAACTACGGCTAGAAACAATCTATACTTTTACAAACACAGGAGCGACAGGGAGTGTAAAATGGTTTCACGACCCGTTAGGAAGAGGAAACCCTGGTTTTGATAGGAAAATCGAACCAGAAGGTACTGCAATCCCATCAACAAAACTTAAATTCGTCGTTCCTTTCGTAACACAATTATAATGGGAGAACTATCAATAAACTCAATGACTGTAGGGGATGTTTCACATCCAGACGCTTTCTCTGTAGAGTCTCAGAGTCTCGACTCCCCATCAGCCAACAACGAAACATTTTACCTAAATAACAAATGGGAGCAACAACTCGGCTATTTTAATAAAATCCCCGAACTAACGGCGACAATAAACGCAAAATCTACATGGACTATCGGAAAAGGATTTAAGGCGGATGAAATAACCACAATGCTCCTCGACACTATCAAAGGAAATGGAATGGACACATTTAACACAATCTTAGAAAACATGATAAGAACCTACTACATAGGGGGTGACGCCTTCGCGGAAATAATCCGAGATGATGAAGGTAACCTAATAAATCTTAAACCTTTAAATCCTAAAAGAATTAGAATCGTTGTGAATAAGCAGGGAATGTTGGACAGATACGAAGATTTATTTAAAGGGAAAGTCACAAAGCTAAAACCTGAAAACATTTTTCATCTTGCACGAAACAGAATAGGCGACCAAATTCATGGAGTTAGTGTTATTGATAGTGTAGAAAATATCATCTTAGCAAGGAATGAATCAATAACAGATTATAAACAAGTTATGCACGACAATGTAACACCTCGTTGGAAATTCAAATTAAAGACAGATGACCCAACAGAAATCGCAGCATATAAGAAAAAGATGGATGCAGCGACAAAAACAGTAAGTGCTAATATCTATGAACCTTATGATGTTTCAGAATCAGAATTAATCACAGTTGCACCAAACGCAACCCTCGACCCTAAGGCGTGGATTGAGGCACAAGGAGACTTTTTCTATGAAGCGGTTGGTGTTCCGCAAATCATCTTAGGAGGGTCAGGGGAGTTCACAGAGGCATCTGCAAAGATTGCCTACCTCGCCTTCCAACAGAACATAGAAGAAGAACAGCTGTTTATTGAGGAACAAGTGTTAAGTCAATTAAATCTAGTAATTGAGTTAGAGTTCCCAGCGTCGTTAGAAAATGAATTACTTTCAGACAAGGCAAAGGATGGAGCACAAACAATAAATCCAAGCGAGACAACCGCAGGACAAGGACAATGAATATTAATGAACGGATGGCAATCGTAGAAACAAAAATAACAAGTATGCAGAGACTCTTATGGATTTTAATTTCAGCATCTTTAGCACAAGTGGGAGTTCAAATATTCTAATGGCAAAGAAAAAGAAACCAAAACAAATAAGAGTTAGGGGAGTATTAAAAGACGCCCCTAAAAACCGATTTACTGGTCAACCATCTGGAAGATTAAGTGCGAAAGACCCTGCGAGGGAAGAGTTAAGACAGAGGTCATTAAAAACCGACCCTAAGTTTGCAGAGTCAACTGCAAGAATAGAGGAAGAAAAGAAAGTTAAAAGTATGGCTCAAAGAAATGTAGATATTGATACAGCGGAGGAAGATATAAAAAAAGAACAATTATCTACTCCCCCACCAAAATTAGGAGATATCATCGGGAAAGCGAGAGAACCAAAAGAATTTGACGTAGGAACACGTTCATACGCAGAAGGAGAAACCGCAATTCCTCTAATAAAAGGATTAGAAGGATTACAAAAAGATATAATCAATACAGAAAACAAATTAGCACAACCTGAAACAGGTGGGGTGTTAGATTCTATAAATAGATGGAGACTAGGAATTCTATTAGCAAATACAAAAGAAAAACTAAGAAAAACAGAAGCTGGAGAACTGCAACCATACGGAGCAATCGAAATTGGATTAAATCCATGGGGAATAGCTAATATTGGAAAAGTAGGATTTGAAGCAATATCAGGGAGATTATCAACAAAAGCAATAGGTGTTGGACAAACAACCTCGGCAGGAGGATTAATGGGACTATCCTCTATAGCAAAAAATGCAAAGAACACAGCACTAACTGGGGTGTGGCTAAAAAGATTGGGTTTCACTACAAAGGCGGCAGTAGCCTTAGGGAGTCTAATCGGTTTAACTGCATGGGGGAAACATGTTAAATCCGAAGCAATAGAATTCTTACCCTTTCAAATTTCTATGGCGAGAGAAGCGGGAGATGAAGCAGGAGCGAGGGAACTTGAAGAACTCCACGCAGAAATCGCAGACCCTACAGGTTGGGCAAATATAATAGAAGAAATCCCTGGACTTGGAGTTATTAAGGCAGCTATTGATAAAACGAGAGTAGGAACAAAAATCATTGAAGCACAAAAAAGGAGAACATAAGCCCGTGAAGTCCTAATCTCCTCATGGAAAACTTCCGGAGCCCGGACTTCCGCCCCTTTAGTAATGCCCCATAGAAATATTTATAAAGAGTGTTACGCTATATATTTATGTCAGATGAAACAACCGATGAGAGTAACGATAAGGGAGAGGAAGCTAATAAACCTGTTACGGACGATAAAGAGAATATTTCTGAACTTGATAAACTTAAGGCGCATAATGCAGAGCTTGAGAAAGAACTCATCAAAGGGAGAGAACTTAAAGCAGAAGCCCAGAAACTCGAAGCGGAAAAGATGTTAGGTGGAAGAACAGAAGCTGGAACGGTGGCAATGACTCCAGAAGAGCAATTACAAAAAGCTGGAGAAGAAGGGGCGAAGGAGATAATCGATGCTTTTAGGTAAAAAAAAAGAAGTTCTTGATAATGCAAATGCATTAATAGAAATGTATAAAGCTGGATTTCTTGATGGTTATAAAGTTAAGAGAAAAGTGAGAAGTAAAAAAGATTATGGGATTTTAAATGAGTTCTACAGAAAGGCATTTATCAAAAGATTTGAGAAACAAATAAACAAGAAATTGAAGAAATGAAAAAACCAGAGATAAAAATATTGCAAATGTGGAGAGAAGAATTGGCTTTAATGTTTGGAATTTGTATAGGTAATGGAGTCTATCCAATTCATTATAACGATATACAAAATTTTCTAGAGAGTTTGAAATAAAATGCACCTATACTTTTATATCCGAGGAAAATTTGAGCAAGTAGAATTATGGAAAGCACACGCACAAACATCTTATTGGAAACTCAGAAGATTAAATCATAAAACGAATAAAGAGGAAACGATTCTTGTGCAGGGAGCATTAAGACCTTCTGTTTTGGGGGCTTATGAGTTTGTATTCCCTAAGGAAGCATTAGCGGAAGTATGCTCATTCTTCGGGATTAAAAAAAATATGAGTTATGGATTTGGAAGATTAGGATTAAGTATGAGGCATATAGCCATGAGGAAAATATTTGGATGTAAGAAGATTCCAAAGAAAATTTTAAAAGAAGCAGAACAAATCCCTCCTTCTTTCTCAACAGAAGAATTTGAGAGGGCTTCGGCAAATTGTATAATTCCTGGAGTAGCCCTTCACGTAATAGGAATTAAAGAAGATAGGATTGGAGTTGGAGAAATTCCGGGCTATACCCAAGAGATGTTATGATGTGGGAGATACATTTTTACGCAATTTTGATGATTTTGATTAAAATCTACCAATTACACAAAGAAGGAAAGATTTAAATAGTTATTCGGTGTACAGATTAGTATGGCAAGAGAGGCAGTAAAACGAGATACGAAGATTTTGACTTCTAAGAGATATACTTGTGCAACTTCAACAGCGATTGGAAAAGGGACATATTTAGCATTGTCCGCTGACCAAACAGCCTCGGCTTCTACTGGGACAGGAGATATTTTTGTTGGATTTGCTCATGCTGATGTAAATAGTTCTACAGATTCGGCTTTTAATACTGAAACTTCGGTTACTGCTGATAAAGGTGGGATTTATGAATTGGTCGCAAGTGGTGCAATTACAAGAGGGGCTTATGTCAAGACAGCAGCACCGGGTAATTATGTAATGCAAGCCACAGACGCAGACATGACTGCTTCAATAGCGAGAGTAATAGGCAAAGTATTAGAAGAGGCAAGTGATGGAGAAACAATAAACGTAGAGGTGCTTCCATGAACCCAACAGAAGGAGCAATAGATAAAGCAGAAGCACAAGCAAGGGCATCAGAGGAGCCAAAGAAGGAAATTAAAGAGGAAGTAGAAAATGACGAGTTATGAAGTAGGCGAAGATAAATTAAGAGCAACAACTTACGATAATGCGATTAAGCAATTAGCAAATTATTCTTATAAAATGAAGCAACTGATATCAGTTGTTAATTCAGGCTCATGGAAGAATTACTTTTTTAGAGAGGTAACTGATATTCCAGAAGGACAATCAGGAAACGCAATTAAGGGAATCCCAAGAGGTGCAGACTTTCCCGACGCTGTTCTTAGTTGGGAGCAAGTAAGTTCTAGGATTGAGAAATATGGTTTAAGTGGGAAGATAGACCATGAAGATATTATTGCTAAGAATATTGATACTCGGAACAGGACTATTAAGAGAATTGCTGAGGGTGTAGCAAAGGCAGTGGATAATGAAATTTATGACGTCCTTTCAACTGATGGAGATATTCAAACAGGGAGTTTATACGGAGGGTATTGGGATGAGACAAGTGCAGCAATCATAAAGGATTTGGCTTTTATGAAAGCCCAAGTAAAAGCCTACTATGATAATGCTTCTAAGTTCGCTATTGTTATAAATCCTCAAGCAGAGCCATATGTTCTACATTACATCTACGAGAAAGGCGCACAGGCGACTTCTAGTGGACAAAAAGCCTTTAATGGACAGATTGGTAGTCCAGCAGGAGTAAATATCATTACAGCCGCCGTAGTCCCTGTGAGTTATGCTTTGTTTGTAGTTCCTAAATCTTGTGCAACATGGAAATCCTTAATGCCTTTAGCAACAGATACAAAGACAGACAAGTTTATGGGTGATGAGATTAAAGCTTGTGAATATGGAGTTACAGAAGTCCACGAGCCAAAACAGATAATTCTTACACAAATCTTAGAATAGGAAGGTTTATTTATTCTTTAAAATTAGTTAGTTTATGGTAGGCAGAGCAGATGGATTGAATGATATTTTTGATAATGACATTACTGTGAAAGGGATAATCTATGGGAAAACTATAACCCCACAGGGAGAGCTTGATTTGGTTAATAAAAAATATGTTGATGATGAACTAGGAGATTATGTCCCCTACATAGGAGCGACTGCTAATGTTGATTTGGGGAGTAAATATGTTATCTTTGATAATAATGGTTTGATTGGAAACCAAATAGGAAGTTATTTGACACTTAGAGGAGGGGGAGGAGTGGTTTTATCAGATTATGAAGTTGGGGGAGGAGATTTATTATGGAAAAAGGGAATTTTAAGTAGGGAAAATGAATTTATGGACGCCCCCAACTTAGGGACTACGACATTAACTTGGGGAACAGCATATATATCAACTTTAGACTTCGGAACTAACACAATCACCGACGGGAATATGACAGGAGATTGGGACTTAGGAAGTGGAGATTTAACAACAACAGGAGATATAAATACTGACACTCTCCAAATTAATGAAAGCACAGGTAATTGGAAGTTTGGAAAATCGACTGTTGGTGGATTTTTGGCTATTTATCCAACAGAAACAGCAAATACCAGAGTAGCAATTTATCCAAAAACATCAGGAGATTCTACATTTTTACATTTATATAATGAGTGTGATGCTTTAGGTGTAGTAACTGAATCTAATAGAAGTAGAATAAGTATTATATCCGCAAGTGGTGATGCAAGATTTCAAACAGATGCAGGAGGAACAGGAACACCCCAAACAATAACTATAAGTGCTGGTGCATCTTCTAATGCTTTATTTAAAACTGATGGTTCTACAAACTTTAATGGACAGGTAGACGTTAGTGCAGATTTTAATGTTATTGATAGTGTGTCTTCTTTTGGAGACATTGAGGATTCTTATTTGGAAATAGATAATTTAGGAAAATTAAGACTTTATGAAGATGCGAGGGTTAAGAGAATGAAAACAATAGATTTAAGTGCAATGAAAAGAGGAGTAGGTAGCCCCCCCGCAGAAAATTTAGAGGATGGTTTCCCTACACTTGATTTTGATGATAGTTCTACGGAAGAAGTATTTGTAAAAAGTCATGCTGTGACAGATGTTGATAACTCTGAAAATGTTTATGTTCATTTAGATTTTTTTGTTGATTCTTCTCCTGCAACTGATAAAGTTGTTCGGTGGGGAGTAGAATATAAAGTTGTAGAACATGGGGAAGTATTTGATTTCAGTTCAGGGACAACAATTAAAATTTTTGATACGACAATTTTGGCGACGACAGATAATAAAGAATTAATCTCTACGGAAGATGGACTTTATGTGAATGCAGCAGATGTTCCTGCTAATGGGGGGATGTTAATCTTTAGATTATATCGAGAAGGCGGTCATGCAAACGATACTTACACGGGAGACGCAAGATTAGTTAATGTTAATATGGTTTACACAGCGAATAAATTGGGTAAGGAAATATAAGGAAGATAAAATAAATGAAAAATAAAAAATTAGAAGATAGATTATTTTTAATGAAACCAATTAAAAATGGAGTTGGAAGATTTATCCCCTATTGTAATTATTTTAGACATCAAGGAATTATAACCCACAATAAATATATTAATTGTGAGAAGAAAAAATGTCACCATTATCTAAGGTTATATTTAACTTACAAAACTGAATAACCGAAAGGTTTATATAGGTAGGTAGGTAGTTATATTTATGGAAGTTAAATGTCACAACCCATTATGCAAAAACAAGTGGAACTATAAAGGGGATTCAAAATTTTATGCTACATGCCCTCGTTGTCATGGAAAGGTAAATATTCGAAAGTTAATCTGTCACAACTGCCACGTTCTTGTTCATGCTAATAATAGAGAAGGAGGTAAAGATGGAAATAACAATAAAAACAATAACAAATAAGACCTCGAAAACAGGAACTCCTTTTTGGGTTATCGACGCTGTCGAAGGGAAATATACTGTTTGGGATAAAGGAATATCTGATGAATTGTATAAGCACTTAGGAGAGAAGGTTAATGTTGATGTTAAACAAAGCGGAGACTTTTGGAATATTAGAGGAGTTGTAGCCCATGAAGGAAAAACACAATATCCTATAGAAGCAGAAACTCCAAGCGAGCCAATAAGGAAGTCAGTCAAAGGTTCGGCTTATGAGAAAGACCCTGTTGGATTGGCTGTTGAAATGTTTAAAGATATGACTGGACAAACCTCAGAAATAAGGATGAAGTTGTGTATTGATGCAGTAAAACAAGCCCAAGAGGCATTTAAGTAAGATGGCAAATGGGAAAATTGACCAAGCAACAAAGAAAGCGAGAGAATTATCGAAGAGATTATTGCAGATATTCAGACGAAGATATATCGACTTATCGAAAACTCAGGGGTTTAACGTCTACTACTGATGGTAAAACTGAAGAAACTAACTGATGAGCATCGCGAAGAGACAATTAGTGAGTTAAGAAAAAAATTCAGGACAATGAAGGGTTATATGGAGCATATAGACTATTTAACCAAAAAACTATTAATCGACCAAGAAGAAGATTTATATAATTGGAGAGAGGATAAAACATTGAACGTGAATCAACCTAATTACGACCCAAAGAAAGAATTTAATTAAGCCCTCACTTAGAGGGTTCATAATCATCGAGGGCGAACAGGACTCTTTAGAGCACCTCCCCCTTCATTGATTGACACTAGGAAAGACTGGAATGTGGGTCCGTCAACCCGAGAGGGACGGTGGAAAAAACAGCCCACATTTTATAATCAAGAGTCATAAGTCGCTAATACGCGCATTCATTGATAAATGTGGGTATCCGTTGAATCGGTGTAAAAGCCCACATTTTATAATCATGGAATATCCAATAGGATTGGCAATTTGCAGTAGCATTATAATGGTAATAGGTTATTTAATTTATAAATATGGGAAGTAGGAATTTATAATCATGGAAAAAGGAACATTAATCAAAGAAGGGGACATCTTAAGGTTTGACGATGGTAGTGAAGCGGTTATTACCTTTGATAAGGAGATGAAAGGTAACCATTACGCCTGGGGAATCAGATATTTGGAAGACAAGAAGTTAGGATTAACATTATATTTAACAGAGAGGATGTTAGAGCAAAGCGAGATAGTAGGTTACATTTTATAATCATGGAAAATGAAATAGAAATAATGAGAGAAATTTGGGATAATGTGAATAAGGCTATTTGGGAAACTTATGATAGAGAACTAGCGAGGGCATTAAATATTTTATAATCATGGAAAATGAATGTCCGGAATGTAAACTATTGAAAGAAAAAGGAGCTAAGGGATGGGGTTGTAGATGGGAAGGTGAAATATACACAACTAAGTGCCCTTATTGTGGAAAATTGAATCATGAAATTTAAATGTAAAGAATGCGGGAAGATTACCTTACATGGTGTTAGAGGGATGTGTATGAAATGTTATGATAAGTTAAAGTCAAGGGAATATAGAGAAAGGAAGAATAAGAATTAAAACCCTTTTACATCTTGTAGCATTGTAGTGCAACAAGCAATAGCATTTTTTTGTTAATATAATTTATGACCACAAGGCTCACATTTATAAGGAGGGGGATTGAAGTTTTTTATATCTTCTTCTGTATAGATTTTATTAGCCATTAATTAAATCCCTCATTTTATTATAATCTCTATCTCTCGCAACTTTTATTTTCTGCCATTGTCCCCAAGTCCAAACTTCATTACCCTCAACAACAATCCTCTTTAATAAAACTAAATCTGTTAAATATTCAAGAAACTTACGCCATTCAGAGCCCCACCTCTGCAACGCAAAGGCATATAATTCATCCTTTAAAGCCGGCACAGATTGAGCAGAACATTTACTAACAATTATGTCAATCGTATCTAACTTCTCTGACTTAGAGCAATATTGATACTTAACCATA